GGTTGTTCGGCTGTGCCGTACACTGTGAACTGTCGCCCACACAGTTCTGACTGGTTAAGGACTTGCAACGCTTGGTTGCTGTAGGTTGTTACGTCTTTCATTTCCTTGAGATTTATGACGTTAGACAATAAAAAAGCGCACCGTGTTGTCAAAAGTTCTCAAGGCAGAGACTTTGGGGACATTGCTGTTACCCCACACGTTGCGCATAAATTACTCACTGTCGGGCAATAAAAAAACCGCCTGAATGGGACGGTGCTTTCATCGCACCTTGAAAACTTTTGACAGTGGCAAAATTCTAAAAAAGTTTTCAATATTCAAAATATCGGGCGCAAAATTCTAAAAAATTTTATAAAACACGAAATATTGCACGAAATTTTACGCAAAATTTCGTATTGAGCGAAATTCCCGTAGGAACGGCCATAAAAATCTGCAAAAAAGCGCATTAGGTGAAACACGTAGTCGGGCAACCAAACCACTACCTTTGTAGGTTGAAAACCAACTAAATAACCCTTGCGGAAAGTAACACAACCGCCGTAATCAACTATCAAACTACAAGTTACTGACACAAACGCGCAGTGCTTTTTTTGTTGCGCCTGTTGCAAATGTGAGAACCGCGATTTTTATTTGCTACCGTGAATTATTAACAAAAAAGTAACAAAAGCAACGAAAAATGAACAGATTGAAAGTAAACCGTGTGAAAATCGAGGGCGCTATAAGCGAACTGCGCAGCACTCGTTCCGAAGTCCGCCACCTTATCAAAGAGGCGTTGAGCGGCGAAATTGAGTCTATAAAAGAAACCGCCCTTGAGCAAGTCGGGGCGATGTTCGAAGGTCTTGAGAACTACCTGAACGTGCTAATGAACGCGGATTTAGTCCGAAACGATGTGTAACGCAACACACACCCGTATGAAACTGCACGAACTGATATCAGTCAACGCGCCGCTTTTGAAGGTGCTACACAAGAACAATGTAAAGGCAGACGCCTATAAATACGTTGAAATCTATGATAAATATTTGGAAATGTCGGGGAACGGCGACAAAATCACCTACATTGTGGCGAACCTTGCCACGTCCTTCGATATGTGCGAGCGGACAATCTACCGCATAATAGAGTTTTTCAGCCAAAACGTAATAATGTAACCTATGGACACAAATACAAACAACCTGCACGCGGCATCCGATATGCTGCGCGATTTTTACGCCTTCGATTCAAGGCTGTGCCAACTATACGTGGCGATATACGGCGACAGCGCCGAGACAAACGCCCTGGTGCGCACCGAGACCGACCGCGTCGAAACCCTTATAAAGCAGATGATAGAGACAGCGGCGCTCGAAAGCGTGGCGGCGGCCTAAAGCACCTTCGGAATGCGCTGTACGGCGGCTTGCTTGCTTTTGTCAAGCACCTTCGCGTATATCTGCGTGGTGGATAGTTCCTTGTGGCCGAGCAGTTTGCTGACGGTGTAAATGTCGGTGCCGAGGTCGAGCATCATTGTGGCGAACGTGTGGCGGGCGCAGTGGAAGGTGATGTCCTTGTCGATACCAGCGCGGGCGCACCATACACGGAGTGTGGTGTTGGTGCAAGTCGGCGAGTGAATGTCGGTGAACACGTGGTCGTCGGGCTTCCCCCGCTCGCCCATAAGTTGTGCCGCCTCGTCTGCAATGTCGAGATATTCCTGGCCGTTGGTTTTCTTTTGCTTGAAGATTATGCGCGTGAAACTGCCCTGCGTGTGAACCTCGCCCCACGTGAGTTTCAGCACGTCGGAGCGGCGCAACCCCGTAAGACAAGAAAACAGAAACGCGGCCTTGATTTTCGGGTAGTCGCAAGGCGTTTGCGCAAGCCGTTTCACCTCGTCGATAGTCAGATACATACGTGTGCCTTCTTCCATTTTGAAGTTCTCAACCGTCCGAATTGGGTTGGTCGGGATGATGCGTTCCTCGAATGCCTGATTGAGACACGCCCGCAGTTTATTAAAGTACGACAACTTGCTGTTGCGCTTCAACGGCTTGTCTTTGAGCCGTTTTCGGTAGTCGTGCGACCACGCCACAGCCTCGTTTTCGAGATAGTCCTTGAAGCCCTGCACCCATTGCGGTGTGATGTCTTTGAAGGTGATGTTTTGATTTTTCTCGTATATCAAAAGGTGGTGCAGACACGAGAACCAGTTACCCCAGTTCCCACGGCTTTCGGTTGCGCCGTGCCGTTTCTCACACATTGCCCTGTAATAGTCGAAGAACCGAGTGTTGAGCGAGAATTGCTTGTCGAACCCGAACTGATTGTTGCGCAGTTCAACGAGCCGTTTAGCCTTGATTGATTCGGCGAGCAACAGCGTGTCGCGGTTCTTCTGCCTGTCGGCGGCTGTTTTTTCGGGCACAAGGTAGAGTTTCAGATACTCATACTGTCGGTTCCCGTTGAGGTAGATGTCGAGGTAGAGCGAAGCCAGCCCCGTCGATGTCTTGCGCTGCCGCAAGCGTATCGGTTCTTTTGAAGCCATTTTGTTGCGTTTTTGTTGTTGTTACTTTCGAGCAACAAACCTACAACAATTCTATTACAACAAAAACACTACCCGTTACAATTTGCACCCCCTATTCAGGCGACCGCAAAAGGCTATAAATAAAGGCTCGAATTGTTATCGGTTGTAGTTTGGTTGTGTTTTGGCTGTACGGCTTTTTTGAGTCTTACTTTCCAATACAGAAAGTAAGGTGTATTCATAAATTGTTATTATTCAATATTCTGCATTGATGTATAAATGAACGAGCAACAAACGCCCAACAAAAACACAAAAAACTGCCATTTTTTCAGCCTGCCGACCGACCAAAATTCCACTGCAATTTTGTGTCAGTGCAATTAAGCCCCAAAATTTGATACAGCCAAACCTTCCGCCGATTTTTGTCTTGCCGTGCACGGGCAAAATGAATGTTTAACAATTAAATTCTTACAGAAATGGCAGAAATTTATCAAATTCCAGAGAGTGGCGGAGGAGCCAACGCTGGTGGCATTCCGTTCAGCATTCCCCTCGGTGGTAATGGTGGCGGACTGTTCAATGGGAACGGTGGCAACACCATAGGCGACATTATCGCCTTGGCCATTGTAGCGTCAATGTTCGGTTGGAACGGGAACGGCCTGGGAAACGGTGGTCTCGGCGGCGGAAACGGCGCAGGGTTCATCAGCAACCAACTGAACAACGACAGCGGTCGCGAACTGATAATGAACGCTGTGACGGCACAAGGCGAAGCCAGCCGCGCAGCAATTCAGAATCTCGCGACGACAATCGGTCAGGACTTCAACGTAGTGAACGGAGCGGTGCAGAACGTACAGAATATGTTGAGCTCGCTCGCGGCAACGTTGGGTATGAGCACCTTGCAGACGGTGAACGCAATCCAAAGCGGAGACGCGAACATTATCAGCCAGCTTCAGCAATGCTGCTGCAATCAGCAGTTGGCGACGGAGCGGCAGACAAACACCCTGCAAGCGGGCGCAAACGCAAACACGCAGGCGATTCTCAACAAACTCGCCGAAATGCAGACGCAGAACCTGCAAGACAAACTCGACGCGGCACGTGCGGAGAACACGAAGCTGTCGGGCGAAATCAGCCAGGCGCAGCAGAACAACGTTATTGCGACTATGATTGCCAACGCAATCAATCCTATCGTGGGACAACTCGCGGGCATCCGTTCCGAGGTTGACGCAATCAAGCGCTGTCAGCCGACAACAATCACGCTTCCGAACAACTCAATGACGGCTGTGCCGACCATTTGGGCAAACGCGGTGGCCGACAATGTTGTCGATAAAATTTCGGCGGCGTTGAACCCGACAACCACACCAGCTGCGGCTTAATCAACAATCAAATTCTATGACTATGGACTTTAATTCATTGGGGAACGGCAATCCGTTCTATGTATTGCGCAGAGGCGAGAAGCCTGTTCTTGAGGTTGGCGTGGTGAAGTCGAGGACAGCACCGCAGCCAAAGTACCAACCGCAAGCCGTGCCGAACGCTTTCAACGGCGCGAACGTTCAGCAGCTAATCAGCGTAACCGCCACAATCAACGGCAAGGACGAGGTGTTTGCCGACATACCAGCGAACGTTGAGATAGCGGCGAGGGGCAACGACACGTTCAGCGGCAGTCGCGAGGCGATGTTGCAGGCTGTCGATGCGATGATTCAGACCTCAAAGAAAGCACTCGAAATGGTGCCTTACCACGAGGCCGTCAAGGTTGAGGGTGAGAAAATGCTTGAGGTTTTGAACCCACGCTACGCCGAGGAAAAACGACAGGCGCGGACTATCAGCGATTTGGAGAAGAGGCAGAGCGAAAGCGAGCGAAAACTCGACGACATTCTGTCGATATTGAAGAAACTGGACTCACCTTCCCCCGCGAAGTGAAGCCCGCAAAACATTTACAATTATGGGATGGATATTCGTTGACAAGGAGAGCGAGGGCGGAAACCAAGGGCAGATGCGCTCGCAAATGCGCGACAATATGCGCAAGGGCTACCGCAACCGCGAGAACGGAGGCAGAAACGACTACGAGGACGGCTACCGCACGGGCTACAAGCATGGGTGGGACGACAGCGAGGAGGAGGCCTTCCGCCGCAGAGGTTGAGCCGATTTGGGTAGGGCGGGGTAACACCCGCTCACCCTCTTTTAAACAATCAAAAAATACAACGCTATGAGACAATACATATCAGAAGGACGGGCGATTTACGAGGATGAGAACCACGGCCTGTTCAGCAAACGGCTGGCGGAGTGGGCAATCGACAATATGAAGGTGAAGGACACCGCCACTGGAGAGTTGAAAGCCGTCAAAAGCCGCACGCTCGAAGACGTGAAAGCCGTGCTGAAAGCCGAAGGTGTCGAAATGCCCGAGGCGTTCGACTACACAGCCTGGTACCTATTTAATATGGCGGTGGCCGATTATCGCGGTTCGCTGCCCGACGACAGCCGCCGTGCTATGTACGTGAAGGAGACAATCAGCGACCCCGACGGGTGTCCCGAGGCTGTGCTTGAGTGCTTTGTCGCCAAAATGTGCCTTAAAGGCGTTCCAATTCATTGGGAGAAAATGATTTGATTATGGTACGGCAGGGCTTTCATATCGGAGACCGCGATTGGTACGTGATGTGCTATTACGACATTCAGACCGTCGCTGACTTGTCGGAGGTCGAGGTGGCGCTGGCTTCGGCGGGGTGCCGACCACAGGCCATAAAAGCGGCTGTTGACACGCTGGTCGAACCCGACAGCGGCTACACTTTCACAAATTATAGCGAACGGCTGACGGTGATATTCATTGGCCGCGCGACCTCACCCGAACAGATGTACGATTCAATGCAGCACGAGCTGAAACACGCCGTCGAGCATATCGGCGAGTATTTCGGTGTTGAGCCGAAAAGCGAAGAGTCGGCATATCTGCAAGGCGAGATAGCAAGGCAGATGTTCCCCGCTGCGGCTATGGTGGTCTGCCCCGTATGCAAAAAACAACACAAAATCTAATTAAAATGAAGAAAATCAACAAAAACGTGTCACTGCTCAAGGAGCGGGACGAACTGAAAGAAAAATTGGTAGCCCTTATTGAGTTTATCAATACGGACGAGTGTTTCAAGTTAAGCGCCAACCACAGGGCGCTGCTCGCCAACCAAAAGGTGAGTATGGAAATGTACCTCGACATACTGAACAAAAGGCTGTATGAGGACGTTGACAGCATTCCGAGCGGCAATATCAGCCTTATGTCGCTGATGCTGCCTATGCTTCTCAACCCGCCATTCGGAAGCCCCAGCACTACGCTGCTACCTGCCGAAAACAAGGAATCAGCATAAAGAGGGAGCCGCCCGTTTGCTTTATTGACGAGCGGGCGGTATTTTTTCTGCAATATTTCGTGTTGTACGTGAAATATTTGCGTAGTTTTGCGAAAAACAAAACGGAATATGGCAAATATTTGGAAACACGTTTTCACCCTATTTGGTGGCGCAATAGGCTGGGTGGTGGCCGAGTTCGACCCCACATTTCCGCTGATTGTTGTGGCGACAATTTTCATTGTGTATGACGCCTACACTGCCTTCCGTCTTGGCAAGCGGGTGCATGAGAAATATCCCGACAAGGCAGACGAGTCAAAGTTCTCGAGTTTCGCCTTCGGCAAGTTGGTGCGGCAGACCATCCCGTCAAGGCTTGCCTTGATTATTTTGGCGTTCCTTGCCGAAAAATGGGTGTTCACATTCGTTGATATACCACTTTCCTACATTGTCACGGGCATAATCTGCTTCGAGCAGGCGTGGTCGATTCTTGAGAATGAAAGCAGCTGCCGTGATGAGGCCGCGTCGATGTTTTGGAAATTGCTGCAAAAGATAATGATTGACAAAACAGCGCGGCATTTGAATATGGACGCCGAGGAGCTGAAATCTACAATATCTAACACCCCTAAATCGAACGACTATGACAACAAATGACGCTTTGAAAAGTTTGGGACGCGGTGTGGCAGGGCTGGCCTTGCTTGCGGCCTTCGTTCTGTGCGCTATCGGCACTATCGGTGTTCTGCTGACGTGCGGGCGCTATCTGTTCTCGGTGGCAACCGTGGTGTGCCTGGTGTTCGCCGCGAAGCCTATGTTCAAGCTGTTTCAGAAACTGCTGCTATGATTGTGTTTATTCTCGGAATGTTGAGCGGAATGGTGCTGCTGGTGCTGTTTGCGGCCTTCGAGTCGTGGCAGGCCAACAAGCGCGATAAGTATTTGAAATGAAGCGTAATGAATCTTTTATGCCGAGATTGCAAGCATAGGGAATGGCTGCCGTTTTGGGTTGATTGCTTTAGCAGACCTATCGGCGGCGTTCATTATTGCAATGCCTACAAACGGCCTGTGAGTGAGGCGAAATTCAAGTGCCAAAAATATGAGAGGAAATGAAGGGCGAGATTGACATAGACATTTTCCCGAAGTTTATTATCGCCATAATGGTCGGTTTATTGTTGTATTGCTACGGCTACCACAAGGGCAACAATTACGCAGCCGAGACCGTCCACACCGACACCCTTGTAGTGGAGCGTTGGGACACGGTGACCATTGAGAAGCCGACCGAGGTTGTGCGCTACGTTGTGCGCCGCGACACGGTGCGCGACCTTGTCGTAATCACGGACAGCGCGGGCCAGCCGCAGGTGGTTGTGCCGATTGAGCAGGCGGTTTATTCCGACAGCACCGAGCGGGCCAAATACACGGCCTATGTCAGCGGCTACCACGCGGCCCTCGACAGCATACAGATTGAGTGCGTGAACAGCCAAACCACAATAACCAAAATAGAGCGGGTGCAGCCTTCGCGGTTCAGCGTAGGAATCCAGGCGGGCGTCGGGGTGAGCCTGCAGGGGCACGCGGTCCCTTACGTCGGGGTTGGCGTACAATATCGGCTGTGGCCGAACAAATAGCCCGTATATTTTAAGCCTGTTTCGGCGTGCTTATTTTGATAATTGTTGCTAATTCTTGCAAAATTAACAAGTTATGAGTATATTTGTAACGCTTCGTTAAGGTGAGCCGTGCACCTGCTGACTACGGTTGACAGACTGCACGTTAAAATGAAATCGGCCCCTTGTTAGATACAGGGGGCGGGCCTTGCGGTTGGTTGCACCGACTTGCGGGCTTTTTTATTTGGCGGCGGGAAAACGCAAAAACGGCCTCGTTTGGCACGTTCCCGACCTCGGCCAATAAATTACCCACCCGCGATATTTTCGCGCAACTTGCGCAATATTTCCGAAAAATAACGAAGTTATTATGGCAATACGAAAAATTACGCGCAGAATTGCGTTCTAATCGATTATTTTGGGTTGAGTTGATAAATTATACATTCGCGATAAGAAAGTGGCTCTACGGGGCTAAAATCGGCCAAATTTCGCATTCTGCGGTTCGGGTTGGCTGGCGGCTGACGGTCTCACGTACACCCGCACGCGCGCGAAGGTTTGGGCTCGCCTGGATAGGGTGGCGAAAAAATCAGACAAAAACACCCCCAAAAACAGCGAGGGGCGTATTCTGTGAATCGCCCCCCCCCTTATTGTTAACGTATTTTTCATATAGCTCTAATCTTTCACTATGCAGAATTATTCATAGAACTACTACTGTTACTACTCCTTATTCCACTATCCTTATCCATACTCCTATTCCTTATTCCTTATTCCTTTCTCCTTATTCCTTATCTGGTATTGATTTGCTATTGTTTTGCTTTTGATTTGCTATTGTTTTCGTCAAAACCGCGCTGTAATTTATGCGCATAAAAGCAAGTAAATGAGTAGGTTGCACTTTAAACATTCGGGCGGCCATTTGCACCGCTTCGAGGGGTGAGTAACCGTTTTTTGCACCCCGCGAGCACCCCAAAATATCGACGGCATACAGGGCGGCGTTTTCCATTGCTTTCATTGTGCTTTTAATTTGCTATTGTTTTGCTATTGTTTTTGGCTAAAAGTGCGCCGTGCGTGTGCATTCGTAGGCTGCGGCCTCGCGCTCGGCGGGGGTTGACAGCTTGCGGTTGCGTTCGGCTTCAATCTGCAACAGAATGGCGTTGCGCTCCTGCAACAGGTCGTGCAACTGGCCGACGGTTACAACGTGGGTGTAGTTCTCGGCGGCCACCTCCTCAAGTATGGCGTTAAGTTCGCGGAGGCGGGTGAAGCGGGCCTTGCGGCGGGCCTCCTCCCGTGCTGTTGTAAACTCGTTCATAGTTCGATGTCTTTAAGGTTATCATTCCAGTTGTTCAGGCGTTTGTTGATGTGCTTCTCGAGGCGGCTGCAAAGAACAGCGGCGGCGACGATAGCGACTGCGGCAAGGGCGCAGCGGAAAATGAATTGTAGTACAATAGGGTCCATAGCTGTAAGTGTTTAAAAAGACAGCGGGGACGTGCCCCGCCGTCGGTTAGTAATTAGTTCAGAGATACACGGTTCATAAGGTTGCCGCTAATTTCGTGCAGTTCGCGGGCACGCTCGGGTGAAAGGTCGCGGGCGTGGGCTGTAATGGCCTGTGTCAGTTTCCAAAGGGTTGCGCCGCCCGTCACGCCGTCGTTCGGGTCGTTCTTCATCAACAGGCGCTCAACCTCTTGCTGCTCGGCTTTCAGCAAAGCACCGCTCTTTTGCAGTTTGGTTAACTCACGGTTGAAGTCCACCTCAATCTCGCTCGCGCCTTGAATCTCGTACGCTTTTTGCAGAATGTTGTCTTTGCTGTACAGCCCCTTTGTAAGGTCGCGGACGGCTGACACGGTGGTGGCGGTGTCGAGTTGGAAGGTGCGCTCCGAGAGTGCCAGGCTGTCGGGCAGTTTGCTGCCGAGGTGCACCTGTTTCATAACCGACTCGCGAACCATACCATTGAGGCAAGCGCCGTTGAGCAAGAAGGTGCGCATATCCACAGCGCCGTCGCCGTAGTCCGAAGTGCTGAACCTTGCGCCCGCGAATATCACCACGTCGCCATTTTTTGCTGTCGGAATGACGAACGGCTGCGGAAGGATTGTCTCCGCCCATACCTTGGTGTCGTTCATATAGGCGTCGCTGATAACCGCGCCTTGGTTGGCGGCTTCTTCAACGAAGGCGGTGAGAATTTCCACCGAGTTGAGACGGCGGTACGAGTCCGACAATACACCGCGCACTTGTTGGCCGACGGTGCGAACCAAAACGCGGCTGCGGGGTGTCCAATCGGAATGTTGGTTGAGAATGGTTGCGGCCAGGTCTTGCTGCCATTCGTCGCCGTTGGCAAGGTCGCGAAGATAGCGGGTTGGCACGCCCATACGCTCGGCCAATTGGCTGACCGCATTCGAGTGCAGCGAGAATCGCCCGTCGGGCATAATCATCTGCACACCCTTGTCTTGGTGGGCGAAAGTTATCACTGGGCGCGAGCCGCTGTCCTTGAGGTTGACACCGATAGGCGCGATAAAGTCCTGCGCAATCTTACCCTCGTTCACGAGCCGTTCCATTGTGGCTTGTACGCCGACGGCCTTGCCGTCAATCATTCTGCGAACCTTGTTTGTTACTACTTCGTTCAGTCCCTGTTGCATTGTCATTGTTGCTTCCATTGTAATTTGATTTTTAGGTGATTAACAAAAACCGCTTTAGGCGGGGTGTTTTTGCCGCGTTCCGCCTCGCGGGCTTTTATCGTCTGTGCTGACGAAGGCGCTTGCAGTCACTTTTGTGCGGGTGTGGCTCCGAGGCCGTTATGCGAACATCTATAACCCTATTTAGCACGTGTTATTTGCAGTAGAAAGTTACAACCAAACCACGGCGCAGGCGGCACACACATTTGTCCGACACGAGGCGATAAGCCCTGTCGAGAAACTTGTTGAGCAACTCAACGCCGATTAACTCGATTATGCCCGAAACGCCGACCAACTTGTTGAGGCGGACGCCGTTCTCATAGCCGTAAACCTTGATTCTGAAGTCGAGGTTGATTTCGCGGGTGGTGTAGTTCAAAGTTTTCATATCACAACTGTTTTTCGTTTTTGACAGGGGCAAAATTACAGAAAAATTTTTAAAACACGAAATTTTGCACGAAAAAAAATCATAAAAAACGAAAGAATTTTTATAACGCACAATAGAACAGTGAAATAAATTTTACGAAAAATTTCCAACCGAACGAAATATTGCGTACTTTGGCGGCGTAAAAATTTCAATTGCAATGAAACAACAACTTTTAGACGCGCTGAAAGCCAAATTTGAGGGGGTCAGCGACAAAATTCTCGACAGGATAGCCGACAAGCTGGCGAAGACTGTTACAAAGGCTGAAGAGGTTCAAACCGCAGTAGACGGGGTGACATTCCAGCAAGTTCTCGAATCTTACGGCGACAGCCGCGCAACGGAAGCGCAACAGTCCGCAGTCAAAAACTACGAGGCCAAGCACAACCTGAAGGACGGCAAACCCGTGGAGAAGGAGGAACCAAAACCAACACCGAAACCGCAAGGCGGGGGTGACGACGTTCCCGAGTGGGCAAAGGCAATGCAGGAACAATTGAAGAACCTGCAAACAGAGAACGCCCAACTGCGAGCCGAACGCACAACCGAGGCGCGGAGAGCGCAATTATCGGCGCTGACCAGCAAACTTGACGAACCGCTGCGCAAAGGGTACGACCGCATTCCAGTCGACCAAATGAGCGACGAGGATTTTGGCAAGCTGCTGACCGACGTCAACGGCGAGGTGGAGGCAATCTCGCAAAAGTACGTCACCAAAGGAGGTGGCCGCCCGTTTGTGGCCGCTGGTCCCGCAGGCGACAAGTTGACCAAAGAGCAGGAGGCAGCCATCGCGCAGCGCGAAGGACAGCCGAAAGCCGACGGCCAACCGTTCTAATCTAATTGTTTAATTTAAAACCGATTACTGCTATGATGACAGTTAAAAAACGCAAGGATTCGGCGCTCGGCAAGAGCCCAATCGTGCACAAGATTGCGGACATTCGCGGCGGTGTGAGCGTGGACGTGTCGGAACTGACACAGGACTACCTCGCAGCAGGCACCCCAATATCGAAGCCCGCAAGCGGCAAGTGCCACGTGGTTAAGTATGCTATTCTGCAAGCCAACGCGGCCAACGACGCAACCACACTCAAAGTTCTGAAAGGCCACAATTTCAAGGTTGGCGACAAGGTTTTTGCAGTCAAAGGCGGCAAGAACTACGGCATTTCGGCCATCGACACCTCGAACAGCGCCTATGACGAGTTCACCATTGGCACCACACTCGGTGTGGCACTGACAGCAGGTGACGCTATCTACCAGGGCGTAGCCACCACAGGCGCAACCGCTGGTGCTTTCCTTTACGAGCCGTTCGCCATTGTCGGCACGGGCGACGTAGTCAAGTCTGATACCAACTTCATCACTGACGCTTGGATTCACGCTGTGACTTGCGGCAACCCGCTTCCGAAACTCATTGCGGAGGCTTTGAAAAATGTGTCTAACTATTAAAAACAGAATGAGTTATGGCAACAATAGTAAAAACTATGATTGAGGGCTTGAGCCAGCAAATGGTGCAGGCTCGCCTGAACACGGCGGACGCAAAGCCGTTCACCTACGGCACATATTTCCCCGTGAAGAAAATCAACGGCTTCAATTGGAAGACGCTGACCAACCAACTGACGAAGGCTCACGTAGCCGCTGATATTCACGCCGACAACGGCACTATCGTTCGCAAGAAACGCCCAATCTTTGAGAGCGCTTACGGCGATATTCCGTACATCGCAATCAGCCGCGAAATGACCCGCAGCGAGATGAAGGACTACCAAACGGCAGCCGCTCTCGCACAAGACCCAGCCGCAACCGAGTTGGTGAACTTCTGGGGCGCTGACATTGACTTCTGCTTCGACGGTGTGAACAGCGAGTTGGAGTACATCGCTTGGGCTTTGGCTTCAAACGCTGGCAAACTTGCCTTCACTACTTCGAACAACGCCACATTCGCAAACCAATTCGACTTGGATTACGAGGTTGGTTCTGACTTGAAGAAGTACACAGGCACCAACTGGGGCACAGCCGCCACCGCCGACATCATCGGCGACCTCGCCACTTTGATTAAGGCTGGTAAGGCTCTCGGCTTGAACCCGAAATTCGCTTTCGTGAACCTCGACACGTTCTACAAGATTGCGAGCGCCGACCAAATCATCAAGGCTTGCGCTTCGTATATGCAGAACGCTCTGCAAATGGCGCAGACACCCGACCTGAACCAAATCAACCAGGCATTGGCAAAACAGGCTTGGCTGAACGGTGTTCAGTTGCGTGTCATCGACCAATCAATCACCCGCGAACTCGCCGACGGCACACAGACATCGGGCAACCCGTTTGCTACCGACCGCCTGATTCTGTCGGAGAGCGAGAAACTCGGCACTACACAGTACGACGTACTGCAAGAGTCGAGCGACGTGATTCTGAAAGCGCAACGCGCTCATATCGGTGTCAAGAAATATGGCACCGTGGAGCCGAAGGGCGAAATCACTATTGGCGAGGCAGACGCACTGCCTGTTCTCGACACTGCTTATCGCAACCTCTATGTCAAGACCGACGGCAACGCCTGGTCATAAACACAGAGGCGCGTTTTCGTTTTTGTTACTTGAAGGCACGGGGCGGGGTGAAAGCCGCCACCGACCTTTTCAAAAAGCGTAGATAAAAATGGCACTTACGAATCTTCAATATCTGACAATCAACTGCGGCGGCACGGGCGTGTCGGCTGACGAGTTGAGCCTATACCTGACAAACGCTGGTCTTGACGCGGACGCAAACGCCGACACCGAGGCGTGCGATATGGTGCTCTACAAAGAGTTCTCAATCATCCTTCGGCAGGCGCTTATGAACGTGAGCGAGGGCGGAATGTCGGTAAGTTGGAATATGGAGGCCGTGAAAGCCTATTACGCTACGCTGTGCGACAAGACGGGGCAACCCAACGTTCTTTTTCAAAGGCCTGTAATACGTGATAGGTCGAACTTATGGTAAACTTCTACCCCGACATATTGAGCTATTGGATTGAGACGGCAGCCACACGCAACGCCGAAGGATTTTACACCGAAGGCGGCGGCGAGTGGGGAATGATATGCGCTTGCCGCATTGAGTTGGCCGCACCTGGCTCGAAAGTCTCGGGCAACGACAAGGCGGGCGTTTCGCATAATGCGACCGTCTATGCGCCTTTGTCGCTTCCCAGTCTGCCCGACAAAGGTCAGAAGATAAAAGTAACCAAGGCCGACCAAACCACGCACGAGGGCACGGTTATTAACGCGGAGCGCGGCTTATTGCACGTCCGCATTTGGATTGACTGACTATGACTATTGACGACTGCAACAGCCTTTTGTATCAAGCGCTTTCAACGGCTTCGCTCGGAATAAATGGTGACATCTATTTCGACAACGAACGGCCTGTTGACAGCACAAAGGAGGACATTGCCATTAACACCCCGTCGCTGACGGGCGGCAACGGACATCCGCAACAAGGTTACAGCAACATCAATATTTATGTGCCTGTCAAGAAGATAAAGACCACCGACGGCTACCGCACCGTCCGCAACCGCACACGCGAGCGCGAGCTGGTGAACAAGGTGAGCGAGGTAATTGAGAATATGAGCGTTGAGGGTGTCAACTACATCGACAGCGAGAACAAGGAACAGAGCGTGGACGGACGCGAGACATTCTGCAATGTGCGAGTATTTTGGAAAATCTATTATTTGTAAAACTTTGTAAATCTTACTACTATGGCATACACAGGTAAAGTGGCAATGGGTTTGTCGAAGATTGAAGTAGGCACACCCGTGAGCGGCGGCGAGGCAACATCGTTCGCAACTTTGGGTTATACCGACCCTGACAGCTGCACCCTCGACACCGAGGACCCCGAAACCACGGACGTGCTGGCGGAGGAAACCGACGACCCGATTTACTCGATTAGCAAGGGCGGCAAGTCAAACCTCAATTTCAACGTCTTGAACCCCGACGCTTCGGTGCTGGTTCAGATGTTGGGCGGCACAACCGACTCGAATGGTGTTTGGAGCGCACCAAGTCAGCTGACACAGCCCGAACTTTCGGTGAAAATCACAATGGAGACGGGCCACGTGTTCCGCTTCCCGCGCGTTAAATTCTTCTGCAAGTACAGCGGTTCATTCGGCAACAGCGAGCCGTTGAAACTCGTGTGCAGCGGCGTTGTGCTAGTACCGACCGACGGAACGACAGCCAAAATGCTGGTTGACTTCCCCGACAGCTCAAGCGGTTCGGGCAGCGGTTCGGGCAGCGCAAGCTAACAACTGATAGAGTGTAATTTACTCATATTCCAATGTCAGTTTTCAACGGGACAGCCCTGCCCACCTCGGGTGGGGCTGTTTTACTTAAAGACGGAAGGTTACTATGGATATCTTATATGTTTACAATGGTTGGAAGGACAGCGAAAGTCTACGTTTTGCTCTACGTTCGATAGCGCAGAACGGAAAGAACGTGGGGCGGGTGTACCTGGTATCGGCGGAAAAGCCCGAGTGGTGCAGCGCCGAGGTGCGTCACATTCCGTACCTAAACACAAAGAACCTCTACAAGGAGAACGACATCACGGCGGCTATTTACGCGGCGGTTGAGAACAGCGACATCGCGGGCCGCTTCCTAATCAGCGGCGACGACTACATATACATCAAGCCGACCGACTTCGACCACTACCCAATCTACCGCAAGGCCGCGGAACTGCCGAAGGTGCAAGACCCGACGGGCAGAAGCGGCGGGTGGAAATACGTGCAGGCGCTCATCAACACGCGCATACTGCTGACGGCTGCGGGGCTACCGATAGCCAACTACTGCGAGCACGCTATGTTCTACGGCGACCGCAAGCTGATGAAAAAGTATCGCCACATATTCGACGCGGCTCTGTTGCTTGAGTTCGGCGTCGTGTACGACAGCATATTGTCGAACCTCATTGTAAAACACAACAAGAAGGCCGTAGTGGTGGGGCGCAAGGACAACAAGATAGCCGAGGCGCTGAACCGTGACGACCTGCTGCAAAAAATCGGCGACACCGAGGTGTTCTCAACGGCGGTCCGCGCACTCGACGACAACTGGCGGGCGATTCTCAACGGCCTGTTCCCAAACAAAAGCAAGTACGAACTATAAATCACTGAATATGTTACAGATACTCATTACAAGGAATTGGAGGAAAGCCGATTACACCATTGGCAAACTCTACGTGAACGGCAAGCAGCTATGCAATACGCTCGAGGACACCGACCGAGGGCTGCACTCGAATATGAGCGCGGCTCAACTTGCGAAACTGAAAGTCAAAGGCAAGACGGCCATACCGACGGGCACCTACAAGGTGGAGGTGACGGACAGCCCGAAGTTCCAACGCCCGCTGCCGCTGCTTTTGAACGTGCCAGGCTTCAGCGGAATACGCATACACCGAGGCTCGACAGCCGACTCGACAGAGGGCTGCATAATTCCTGGTATCAACAACGCCGTGGGGCGTGTGTCGGATTCAGCGAAATACGAGGTTGAACTCACGAAAATGATAAAGGCTGACCCCGACACCTATCTGACAATCATTTAAACACAAAGCAATGGACGAGAAAGTAACAAAACAAAACGAGGTTGAGCGCTTGCTCGGTTCGCCCATAGCCGTGAAGATAGGCGGCAAGGTGGTGCGAATCAAAGAGCCGACGCTCGGTGTAATGGACTTAATGACACGTGAGTGGCTGAAACTCGACGACATAGAGATAGGCGAGAACACCAGCAACCTTGAGGCGCTGCAAATGGCTAAAAGAGCCGTGCAGAGACACGCCAAAACGATAGCGAAGGCGGTGGCCGTTGGCATTGTGGGCGAGGGCTGTTTCAAGCCTTTCGGCGGCCTTCGGGTGTGGTTCAAGACACGCAAGGTCTATCGGCTTATGACGGGCAAGGAGTGCCGCACGGTGGCCGAGCAACTGACGGGGGCGGGCGGTTTAATGGATTTTATAATCTCTATGAAGTTGATGTCAGCAGCCGAGACGACAAGGAAGGGCGGAGTAGAGTAGAGGGACTATGCTCACCCCACGGGCGCAGAGGCGCAATCTGCGCGCAGTTCGGGTGGTCTTGGGAGTTCCTGCACCACGGAATAAGTTGGGCGTTAGTCCAGCGCATATTGGCCGACCAAGCGAAGATTGTGGACGCCGACCATAAAAAGACAGTGAAACTGACCGACGCAAACGCGGCGGACATAATAAAGCAACTATTGGGCAATAACAAGTAAAACTTTGACACTATGGCAGATATAAAGTTCAAGTTGGAAGCCGATACCGTCAATTTTTCGGCGGGTATCAACGATGCGATAAACGAGATATTGAAACTGGCGCAAGAGTCGAACGCCGCGCAAGCCGACATTAAAAAGGCGTTTTCCGATTTAGGCAAAATGTCATTCGAGGTGGGCGGCGAGAAAGCCGTTGAGTATTTCCGTCAGCAAGTTGAGCAATCGACACAGCAAGTGGCGCAACTTTCGACGCAACTTGAAGCGATGCAGGAGGCCGACGGATTCGACGCAACCAGCGAGGAAGCAATGGAGTTGACACAGGCACTGCAAGAGGCTACCGAGCAAGCCGCCAACTTCAACGCGGCTCTCGAAGGTGCTGAAAAAGCGAGTCAGGACAGCCTCGGCAACGTGTCGAAAAACACCAAAGACCTCGGCAACGCATTAAGCACCCTGCCTGGCCCGATGAACGGAGCCGTGGGCGGCTTCAAAAAACTTGTATCAGCCGCAAAAGCGTTCATTGCCACACCGATAGGCGCTGTTATCGCACTTATGACGGGCGCTTTGTCATTGCTCAAATCGTATCTGACAGGCACAGCCGAAGGGCAAGTGAAAGCCGCCAAAGCGAGTGCGGTGTTCAAAAGCGTTCTCGACAGCATTAAAGATGTGGCGATAAAGTTGGGCAAGGCTATCAGCGAAGCCTTTGAGAACCCGAAACAAGCCATAAACAACCTTGCCGACTCAATCAAAAAGAACCTGATGACACGGGTTGACGGGTTCACGCAGCAATTCAAGGCGCTCGGCAAAATCATTCAATCGGTGTTCAAAGCCGACTGGGACGGGCTGAAAGAGGGTGCCAAAGAGTACGGCGACGCGGCAAGCAAAATGATAACAGGCAAAGGCGTTGACGAATGGGTTGACGGCTTCAACAAGGCGAAAGAGGCGATGTCTGAATTTGCCGAAAAAACAGCCAAAACCGCCGAGGAAATGGGCAGACTCAAAGAGCGCGAACTCACCTTGCGGCAACAGCGCAGCAAATGGCAGATAAAAGAAGCCGCAATGGACGAACAGATTGCCAAAGAGCGGATGAAAGCCTATGACGAGGAAGCCACACCCGCCGAGCGTGCCGAAGCCCTTGCAAAGACACAAGACCTGATAACAAAGAAATATGAGAAACAGATAGCCTTCGCGCAAGAGGAGTACGATATAACCAAAAAGCGCAACTCGTTGCACGAATCGACACTTGAAGATATTGAGGCCGAGAACGACCTGCAAGCCAACATTGTCAGACTGCAAGCGCAAATGGCGAGCGAGTTGGCAAGCGTTGAGCGCCGCCGCGCCACAGCCGCCAAACAAGCCAAAGAGGAGGAGTTCAAACGCGGGCGGGAGGCATTGTCGCTTGAGGTGCAGATAGGCGAGACACGCCTTGAAATGCAGGACGAGAGCCTGAAAAAACAACTCGACGCTATCGAACTCGCAAAACAGCGCAAACAGATTGAACTCGAAGCCCAAAAGCACGAGTGGGAGGTGAGCCAGCACGGCAAACTGACACCCGAGCAAGAGGCTTATATCGAAAATATGTCGGCACTGATTGAAGAAGCCGCCGACGCGGAAGCCAACAAGGTTATTTTCGACAAATACGCTGACGAGGCCGCAAAAGCGTTCAAAGAACAGCGAATGTTCGACAAAGACGCTAACCTTTTAGAGGCGAAAGGATTGAGCACAACCGAGGTGCGCCGCCAGCAGAACAACGCCGCCCTTGCCTATATGCAGAGCGAGGAACAGGAAATCAATCCGCACTTCGAGATGTGGGTTGAAAGCCTTATGAAGCTGACGTCGAACCAGCTTGAGAATATGCTTGCCAACGCGGAGGAGGAACTCGCCACCCTTGCCAACAGCCCCGACGCCGACCCGAAGAAGGTTATTGAGGCTCGCGCCCGTGTGGCCGCCCTGCGCAAGGAACTGAAAGCCGCCAACAAGGACATAAACCGTGGTGCCGATGTCAAGAAATACGAGAACCTGAACAAGGTTTTGGGTGACGCCGCCAAAGGTTTTGAGGCACTTGGGCAGACGGGCAACGAGGCGTTCGACAGCATAATGAAAGACGTGTCGGAGGTGCTTACGTCCGTTCAGTCGGTTGTGGGCAACATTCAGACGCTGGTGCAAAGTTCGATTGAAGCCGAGAAAGTTGCGGCGCAAGAGGGTGCCGAAGCCGTTAAGACGGTGGAAAAGGCAAGCGTTATTTTGGCGATTATCGGCGCTGTGCTGCAAATAGCAACGAAGATAAAGAGCTTGCTCGGCAACGAGAAGGGCAAAAAGGAGGAGGAAGAATACCGCGCAATGGTGAAAGATTTGAAAGCCGCTTTTGCCGACCTTAAGCGTGAAATGTTGCTTGAAGACGACAGCAACACAATCTTTGGCGACAACGCTTACAACAAACTTGTGCGCTTCACCAACGCTGTTGACGAGTTGACCGAATCAATGGTGGAAAGCGGACGCAAGGCTTTGACTGCGATTACGGGTGAGGATAGCATCCTTGCAAGTTCTCAAAACGGCAGGGGAAGGGGAGGCTCGAGAGGTATGGGCAATCTTGCGGAAATCATCGAAAGCAACCAAGAAGCTGCAAAAGAACTTGACTCACAAGCCACAGGAATAGCCCAAGCCCTTGAAAATTATAAATACAGGGTTGAAAAAGGCACAAAATGGAGTTTCAGTGAGTTAGGGAACGGTAGTTTTGGGTTTTACAAGCAAGAAAAGAAAGCCGCAAAAGAATGGATAGAAGACTTGAACCTGGTAGGCGCGACAGCGGAAGAAACCTACAAAAACATTAAAGCATATACCGAGTCGGATGTATTCAAAAACGAATATGACGACACCGTAAAACGCGCCACAGAGGAATGGCTGAAAGACTACGAGGCTATGCTGAAAGCCGAGCAAGAACTGAAAAACCTGTTCAGCAACTTCTTTGGCGAAATGAGCGACGCCTTTGCCGACTCAATCAAAACGGGCTTTGAGGAAGGTGCGGCAGCGGGCAAAGCTTCATTCGCAAAAAGTGTCAACGAAATGGTGTCTGACTTCTATATGCAGATGCGAATCGGCGAACGGTTGGCTGATATGCAAGAAGACTACGGCGAAAAAATGGTGAAGGCACGCAGCACCGAAGAACAGCAAAACATTGTGCTTGAATATGCCGACACTTTGGCCGATATGTATGACGAGGAACTTGCGGCTTATGAAAATCTGCAAGCCCGACTCGAAGAACGCGGCTACGGCTTGAAAGACGCAATGGACGGCACCCTTTCTGGCGCAATCAAAGGCGCGAGCCAAGAGTCAATCGACCTGTTGAGCGGGTACTGCAACGCGGTTCGCATTCAGCAGGTGGACGGAATCAACATTATGCGCGACCAACTTATCAGCCTGTCGGGAATACAGCAGAACACGAGCAACACAAACTTGATACTAACAGCATTCAAGAATAGCTACGAGCGCTCGCTCAACGCCGACAGCGTGAGAGCAACGGGGGCAGTGGCATAAAAACGCAGGACTATGAAAGCACCAATGAAAGCACCAATGAAAGCACCAATGAAAGCGAAAAGACCAGACCCGCAGCCTATCCACTACTGCGGGGAGTGCGGGCACGGCGTCTATGATTTGAAGTTCGCCAACCTCGACCTGGAGGGCAAGCCGACACTCGTGGCGTGCCCGTTCTTCACTTTCAAGCATGTGCGCTCGGAGCGGGCCTGCGCTCATTTTACACCGAAAATTCAATAGACAATGAAAAAGATACTAATAATAGCGGCAGCGGCGGTCCTTTGCGGCTGCGCAACCCAAAAGCGGGTGTACAAGGTGACATTCGCGGGCGGCGAGTACGAATATTTTGAACTGGACTACAAGCCGAAGGCGGGCGCCACAAGCATTGTGTACGAGGGCGACACCATTCTCGGAGTTAAAACAATCGAACAAGTTAAATAACAGCACTATGGCACGGATAACCTATTATTTGAACGGAGTCAACCTGAACACGGCGGGAATCGTCGTTGAGAGTTCGACGGGGCTCATCGAAATGCCCGACCTCAAGCCACGAAAAGAGAGCGACTGGGCACAAATGCACGGCAAGATAATCGATACCGCAAGGCCGTACATAAAAGAGCGCGAAATCAAGCTAAACTGCGCGTGGCTGATAACCACCACAGGCACCATAAACAACGTGCAGGCGGCTATGAACTACGTGCGCGAGACGCTTCTCAACCTGGGGCAGCAGGTTCGGCTCGTGGTAAAGTTCCCGACGCTTAACAACCCGCTCGTGTACAACGTTATACAGCAGAAGGGCGTCAACTTCTCGTGGAAGTTCAGCGGCAGCGACGTGCTGTTGAAATTCACTATCTCACTTGTCGAGCCGCAGCCGTGCAAGGCTGTGCTGAAATACACGGCGGCAAGCGCAAGCGCCCAGGCCACCCTCGCCTTCACTGTGGCTGACGGCTCAACCACCTTCGACATCGATTGGGGCGACGGGACCACCGACTACGACGTGGCGGGGACCGCTTCGGGAACGCCCACAACTTACAGCGTCAGCAAGACACACACCTACACAGGCGCCGCTGACACCGACTACTACATAATTGTGTCGGGCGATGTTTACAAGGCGACAATTACACAAGGTACGAACCCTAACCCAGTATTGCTATGGACTTTAAAGTAAAACACGCGGACGGCACGGAGGTGCGGCTCATCTCCTCGGCCAATAAATCAGTGGTAACAAGCGCCGTGCAGAAACGCAAATTGTGCGGCGAGGACACCGTAACAATCAACCTCACTTCGGCTGAATATATCGAGTTCCGAATAGGCGACACGCTGGACGTTTTCGGCACAACCTACACAATAAACCAGCTGCCGACGGTCAAGAAGATAAACGAGCGCAACTACGAGTATACGCTTGTCTTCGAGGGACTGCAATACGCTTTAATCGACCACGTGTTCCTAATGCCCGACAACACGCAGGGCAACAACCTAATGCTCGACCTTGCGGGAATGATGACCGAACTTGTGGCGAATATCAACCGCGACAACAGCGGCAAGACGTGGAAATTTACCTGCCCAGCAGACACCGAGTACAAGAACCTATCACTGACAGAGAAAAACTGCCTGCAAGTGTTACAGCAGCTATGCCAGGAGTGGGGCACCGAGTTCACCATTGTTGAAGGGGACGACGATATAACAATCAAAGTGGGGCAGGCGGGCAGCGTGTTCCCTATCACGTTCACCTACGGACAGAACGGCGGAATCTACGAACTAAACCGCGAGAAGGGCGCCACCGACATTGTTACAAGGCTGTTCTGCTACGGCGGCACGCAGAACCTAACTTACTACCGCCACAATAGGCTGTGCTTGCCCTCAAAAAGCAAAAACGAAAGCTATATTGAAGACGCGACAGCGCAGGCTACATACGGCTTAAAAGAGGCTGTAAAGAACTTTGACGACATCTACCCGAACCGCATAGGCACGGTAACAAGCGTCAGCGGGTGCGCTTACAATGAGTTTATCGACAACACAATGAACTTCGACCTAAACGAGAAATGGCCGAACACAACGGCGGGTTGCGAGGAGTGGCTGGCCTTGAAAGGGCTTGAGGACACAACGCAAAACCGCAATATCTATTTCAACGACGTGGCGGGAACGGCTACACGCTACCTAATGCCAGGCGCAACGGCAAAAATTCACTTTAATACGGGCGCTTTGGCGGGCTACGAATGCGACCTGCACGCATACGACGCAGCCACAAAGAAGTTCACGCTGGTGCCGCTTGTCGATGAGAACGGCTACGACTTCCCGAGCAAAACAAACACCACATTCAGAATCGGCGCGGATGATGAGTATGTAATACTTGAAATCAACCTTCCCGAAAGATACAAGGAGGACGCGGAGGAGGAACTGCAAGACGCGGCAGAGGAGTATTTCGCCACCGTCTGCAACCCGCAGCCGAAATACACCCTTGAACTTGAGCCGCTCGCACTCGAAAAGATTGTTGACGGCCTGCACTCAACGGGCGACCGAGAGATATTCGCCACAGGCGACGCGGTGAAAATAACCGACACCGAGAACGGAATAATCGAGGCCAGCATACGCATTGACAGCTTCGACCGCGACCTCATCAACCCGTACAAGTACAAGCTATCGCTAACCGACGAAATAACCTACACGGCGCAAGTCCGCACGCTTATCGAAGTGAACCAAATAAAGCGGGTCATTCAAGAGACAGGCATAGCCGACCCGAACAAAATACGGCGCGGGTGGAAGGACGCGGAGGAACTCTACAATATGGTGTTCGACACCGAGGGGCAGATATACGGCGAAAAGATACAGCCGCTATCAATCGACACCACAATGCTGAAAGTAGGGGCACGCAGTCAGCAGCTAACCTTGCAAAACGTAACATTCCAGCCTAACTACCTGGGCAACCCCGCACGGCTTGAAATCAGCGGCGGCTACCTTGTGCACTTGTCAATCGACCCGAGCGGCCCAGTAACGTGGACAATGTCGGCGGCTTCATTATCTAACCTTGCCAGCACAGGCTTGTATGTTTACGCCCGCGTTTTGCGTTCGGGTTCTACTGGTGTGTGGTTGGTATCGGACCAGCAGATTGTGTTCGACAGCGAGAGCGGCTATTACAATTTCTTAATCGGCACCCTTGGCAGCGTCGACAGCAACACCAGCACCCGCACGTTCTCGGCCACCTACGGCTTCTCGACAATCAACGGAAGGTACATCAAGACGGGTCGCATTCAGTCGGCGGACGGCGCTACCTACTTTGACCTCGACACAGGCACAATCACGGGTAACATCACGTTCAACTCACAAGGCCAACAAGCGCTCGAGACGCTGATAAACGACAAGGTGGACGCCGAAGTGGGGGCGTTGGACATTTCCAATCGAAACTTTATCACAAATTCCGGATTGATTGACACAACCAAGTCATCATTCAGTTCGACTACGGCAACACCAAATCCGTCTTATATCTTTAACGACGTCACTTCTTACGGCACAAACACGAGCAGCAAGGTTATTGTAACCTTTCCTGCGCTTGAAAGCGGGCAGAAATACACATTTTCGTGCAAGTACAACCGACAACTGTCAGCGCAGACGCTTGTGTTGAGCATTGGTGGAACAACGAAAACTGTCACCACTGTCAACGATACGGCGTGGCGCGTACTTGATATGACGTTCACTGCGTCTTCGTCAACCACAAGCGCGTCACTTTACATCAATCAAAGTTCTGATGGTTGGGTGGTCGCTTTCAAAGAGTTCAAACTTGAGAAAGGTGAAGCGGCTACGGAATGGTCGGTCGCACCCGAAGATGTGGGGTTTGCTGTTGACACCGCAAATTCAGCAAAGGACGCTGTGAATAATTTGGAAATAGGTGGAAGGAACTTATTGTCTCAGTCGGCTGACGAATGGACTAACACAGCGTCAACAGCGGCTTGGAAGCGACTCAACATAACAACCACACCGCTTGAAGTCGGCGGAAAATATCAACTCTCGTTCGACGCAAAGACAAGCAACGGCACAGACGTGTTTTATGCGGCTTTGGCAATTGCAGACACATCGCAGATTGTTGTGCAAGGAATCCAACCAACAACTTCCTATACAAGAATTGTGGTTGAACTTGTTAACGAAGGACAGTTTGCCACGAACATAAACTCCATAGTTGTAAGTAATGCTTCCGCCTTTGGTCGTGGTAACGGAAACAATACGGGCACTCTTTATATCAAGAACTTCAAACTCGAGAAAGGCAACAAGGCCACCGACTGGACTCCCGCACCCGAGGACAATGAGGCCGAGTTCTACGAGCAGACACGGCGCAACCTTAAAGCGACTTGCTCAACCGCAGCGGGCACGGCCACAAAGGTTATCACTTGCGACGAATGGCAGACGTCAATGCTCCAAGCCGAAACACGTATCAGCATTAAAGTTGACAATGACGGCCTTGCCTACGGCGGGTCGGTCGCAACATATCACCCGCTTTTGTCTATCGGCGGCACGTCGTGCTATCTGTACTACAAGGGACAATACAGCGGTTACGGCTACCAACACGAAACACCCGCGATTTGGGCGGCGGGTATGGAAGTGAAACTCGAATATATGGGTATGAGCGGCACGATAAGCTACGGCAGCAGCACCCTTGAAAGCCGACACTCTTTCCGTATCATAGACGAGGGCGAGTTCGACAGCGCCGTGATATTCTCGAAAGCCTTGAAAGGGCAGACGGATATTTTCGGCGGACTGATATTGACCGAAACAATGCTTATGCGTGACGAGGGCGGACGCCAACGAGCGGGTATGAGCGGAATAGGCGGCATTGCGCTGTTTGCGGGCGGCACTATGTACCAAGCGCAGAACGGCACGGCGAAGGTGATTATAACACACACGGGCGACGCAAAGTTCGGTGTTGTAAGTATCAACGGCTCGGGCAATGGTGAAATGACAATGGACTCGGGTGGTGCACGAAGGCTGACAATAAAGAACGAAGCACTTACGCTGTCGCAGGGCGGAATTGTGTATAATGCTGATAACAGCAACAATGATAATACGCCGACTTCGGGAACGGCACTCACAAGCACAGCAGTAACCACAAGCGAGCAGACGCACACCATTTTCGCGCTTACACAGCTTCAGTCGCCAACGAACAAATATCTGTTCGACGTGCATTTTTCGTGCAATGTGGCGTTGAATGTGGCAACAGTAGGAACAGCGGGCTATGTTCAGTTATTCCTTGACTTCTACAATGGTAACGAGTGGGTGAACTTTGACGCATACGAACTTTACAACGGAAGTGTCGGCAGCCGAACCGCAAGCATAAACGTAGCTTTGCGCTATAACAACACTGGCTTGGGTTACGCACAGATAGGACTTCGTGCACGCTACAAGACAACCGCTTCGTCGGCGGGGCAGAGCACGGTCGCAATATCGCAACCGAAATGGTATTACTACTGCGATAACAACAAGGCCAATATGCAGATAGCAAACAACGGATTGACGTACTATCTGAACAGCGCAAACCAATTCACAGCCAAGACGAACAACGACCAATCGATGTCTATTGACTTGAAGGGAAATGTCAGCATTTCGGGAAGTTCAATCAGTATGCCTGGCGTGCTTGTGGCGGCAAGAGTAACAAGTGCAGGTGGGTGGGACCCTAAATATATGTGTGAAGGAAAAACAAAATCGGAATGTAAAAGAACTGCTACTGGCAAATATCAGATAAAGTTTACTGGATTCTCTGTTGCTCCTGCTGTAATAGCGACAGCACAATCGTCAGCGGCAAGCTACTATACAGGCGCAACGGTTTACGCAAACGCTGTGTCAAGTGGTGTGCTTACGATTGAGATTCACACACGGAACAATGATAGTTTGACTGACACCGATTTTAATCTTGTTTTATTTGGAATAAATTAAAATTTTTATTATATTTAAGTGATAATTAAATACATACTAAAATGAAAAGAACATTATTACTACTTGCAACTGTTGCGACAATATTCGCAGCCTGCAAAAAAGACGAGTCTTACAAGTTCGACGGAAATGCTGTCGTTTATTTGAACGGAGTTGAACAGCCGAAGTTTAAGAGCACTAACACCCAATATTCGTTATACGAGATAGTTCGAGACGAATATGTGCGAATGACCTATACAGACGGAAACACTAAATTAGAAAGAAGCTTTGCCGACTCGCAACGCGACACTATCAATAATCGTTTGATGATGTGGGCGACTGACATTCTACGAGTTGACGGAACATTGTACTACGAATTTATCAATTCTCACGATGTGTTCTTATCAGTTCCCACAGAGCCAAGAGACCAATACGGCAACCCTACATACCAAACAAAGTGGGACACTTGCGGCTACATTCCGCAGTCAGTAATCGACAGCGCACGCGAACAGATTGAAGCCTTGTACGCGCAAGAGAGGTACGACGAGATTTACGAGTTGTTCCACACAGCGTTCACGTTCTACACCTGCACGGGGCAAGAGTACAAGGATATTGTGGCGAATGGGGGAAATTAACTTATAGGTAAACTTGCAAAAACTTGCCAATCTTTGAAGAATTAGCAAGAATTGGATAATATCGGTCGCAGACGTGCGAAACGTAACAAACAAGCCACGGCTTGTTCCGCAACGTAGGGCGGAAAGGATTGAGGGGTTACTCGGTCGCCGTCGGGCTTAATTGCTCGGCGGTTTTTTTATTACCTTTGCGCTGTTTCTATTTTTAATACTTGGTCAATGGCTTGTGGCGGTGCTCGCCCAAGCAGTAGGAATCAACGTACCTCCAAAATGCACTTCGCATTACGAGACGGGCGGCTACGGTCGCCCTTGCTTTTTTACGCAATATTGCGTATCTTTGCCAAGATAAATTGAGCGGCGGTCGGGCGAAGAACAGTAACCTGGCCGCTTTTTTACCCGCCTTCGAAAAACACGCAAAAACGGCCTTATTTGCGCGTATCGTAACCATAGCTAATAAATTGCCCACCGCGCATATTTTCGCGCGGCAGACGCAATTTTTCGCAAAAATAACGCCTATTTGCCGCCCTCGAGCAACCCGAGCAAGCGGTCAATCTGATTGTCTTTTGTAGACAGTTGGTTCTCGACCACCTTGCGCATTCCAACCATTTCGTCGAGGATTCGCTCAAGTGTCGCCTGGCTGTTCACGTTCACCGTTGCGTTCGGTGCGGCGGCCACGCTGGTGCTGTGGTTTACGGCTTTGGATGTGGTTGAGACGGGTTCCTTCCCGCTGAACACCGCCTCAAGCCGTTTCATTTTCGTTTCGGGTATATTGTGCCCTGTCTCCCAATACTGCACAGCACGGACGGTACAGCCCATTTTCATTGCGAGTTCCATTTGCGACCACCCGCGAGCCTCACGTAATTCCTTGACATTCATCTTGATAAAAATATATTAAAAAATTTTTAAAATTTTTTCGTGCAAAATTTCGTTATTAAAATATTTTTCTGCAATTTTGCGCTGTGCAAATGCGAAATGCTCCGCTAAAGTTGCGGCGCAAAAGTACGGAAATATTTATAAAAGAATAAATAAAAAACGAAAAATTAAGCGAAATATGGAATACAAGACTCCAGGACAAGTGAAGCGCGAGCGCAGAGACGCAGCCATTTACGCCGAGTACCAAGACCTTATTAAGAAAGGCGGCTCGAAGGTGATGATTAAAACGCACCTGATGAACAAGTACGGGTTCGACACCCTTTCAAGTGTGTACACCGCATTAAAGAGAGCCGAGAAACAACTGCAAAACGCATAGGGCGATGGACGGCGAGAACACCATAATCGAATTGCTTGAGCGCATTGAGCGGGCTACGCTGACAAACAAGCCCATTCTCACGGTGGCGAACCTCACGGCCTACACGGGTTACAGCAAGGACACAATCCACCGTCTGACCTCAAAACGGCTCATACCGCACTACAAACGCGAGGGCAGGCTGTTCTTCAAGCGTGACGAGATAGACCGCTGGCTGTTGGCCGATAAAGTGAAAACACAAGAAGAAATCGCACAGGAGGCTGAAACATACTGTGCACTAAATAAACATTAATCACCTTAAAAAGTAACAAAAATGGACAAAACAATCGAAAACGAGAACCTGCAACAGGAAGTTGCACGTCTCACAGCAGAGAACGAATCGCTGAAATGCGAGAAAAAAGAGTTGGAAAACTCAAAGCAATATTGGGTTGACCGCAGTTACGAGTACGAGAACAAGTACAAGGCGCTGGCTAATCAAGTCAAATCACTCGCCACAATAGCGGGCGGGCTGGTTGACGCAGCATAGTTCCGCCAAGAACCGAACATTGGGTGAAGATTCCGATAAAAGGTCGGAGAGCGAAGATGGGAGCCGCGCAAGCGGTCACGTGGAAGCCTGGTACGCCGCCCCAATGTTTAACTAACGCGGTGAAGGCTCAATAAGAGGTTGAGAGAAGATAAGGTATCAAACAGGCGCCGCGTTTACGCCGATACACGAAAGCCCGCAACACCGCCCCGCGATTTTTTAAGACAAGAAAATGAGAACCAATAAAAGCACAAAAGCAATGACAACAAAAGCAACAGAAAAATCGGTGTTCGAGACGCTGAACTCAATCAGCTGCAAGGAACACGAGGAAAAGAAAAACGGCCTAACCTATTTGAGTTGGGCCTGGGCTTGGGCGGAGGTTAAAAAAGCCTTCCCGACAGCCGCGTACACAATCTACGAGAACGCTGACGGAATGTTCTACCACACCGACGGCAAGACCTGCTGGGTGAAAACGGGCGTAACAATTGAAGGCGTTGAGCACATCGAATATCTGCCCGTAATGGATAACCGCAACAACTCAATTCCGCTCGAGCGTGTTACAAGTTTTGACGTTAACAAGGCCATTCAGCGCTCGCTGACAAAGGCCTGCGCACGCCACGGACTCGGCTTGTATATCTACGCGGGCGAGGACCTTCCCGAAGCAGTGGTCCAAGCCAAGGAGGCGGAAGTCGAGAAGGCCATAAAAGCGGTCCAGGGCGCGGCTACCGTGGCCGAGGTGACCGAATTATGGCAAAAGACCTACGTAGCGCTGCAAGGCAATCAGCAGTTCAAGGCGGAAGTGACAAAACGTGGTACAGAACTTAAACAATCAGCGTAATGGAATTAGTTAAAAGCAGGGTGGAGTTCAACGAGGTTGAGCACACCTACACACTGGACGGCAAGCAACTGCGAGGCATTACGGGCATTCTGCACGAATACATCTGCCCTGGCAAGTACGACGGCATACCGCAAGCGACACTCGCAGCGGCAGCGGCCCGCGGGCACGAGATACACTCGCAATGCCAAATGATTATTGACGGCTTCGGCTACGCGAACCCCGCGCCCGAAGTGAAGGCGTTTTTCGACACCCCCCTCGTCACGTCCTTCATAGCCGCCGAATACCTGGTGAGCGATGAGCAGAACTTCGCGAGCAGCATTGACATCGTGGACGACGACTTAAACCTGTACGATATCAAAACGACGTCAACCCTCGACAAGGAGTATCTGTCGTGGCAGCTGTCAATTTACGCCTATCTGTTTGAGAAGCAGAACCCGACATTGAAGGTCAAGGGCCTATATGGCGCTCACCTGCGCGACGGCGCTGCTATAATCGTGCCGATAGAGCGAATCGACGACGCCATTGTGGCGGACCTGTTAAGCGCAGCGGCTGACGGCTTACCGTGGGCGAACCCGCTCAAGGAGGTGGGCGAGTCGCTTATGCAGGGCGCGGCCAACGACCTGGCACGCCTGGCGGACATTGAGACAGCGATAGCCGACATCGAGGCGAAGGCGAAGGCCTATGCAGCGGAGCGGGACCAGCTCAAGGACGGCCTTCTTGCGCTTATGCAGCAGAACGGCGTCAAGACCTTTGAAACCGACCGCTTGAAGCTATCAGTACGCGAGGCGTCAACCCGCACCACACTCGACAGCGCGGCGGTGAAAAAAGACCTTCCCGAAGTGTTTGAGAAGTACGCCAAGACTTCACCCGTCAAGGCTTCGCTAACAATCAAAATCAAGGAATAATGAGCGAGTTCTACACAACGACGGCGTGGCTGATAGGCGCAATGTTCGTGATAATGGGCGTCGATGTGGTGGTAATGTGGATTCTGCACCGCAGGGACGACAACGAGACTTATAAATCAATCAAAGACAACAAAAACAATGAATAACTGGATTTTAAGCGGGCGACTCGGCAGGGACGCCGAAACCCGCACCCTGCAAAGCGGCAAGACGGTGGTGTCGTTCTCAATAGCCACCGACGAGTACAGAAAAAACGCCAACGGCGAGAGCGAGAAGCAGACGCTGTGGACGAGTGTTGGCTGGTTCAACGGCGGCGGCCTGGTTCCGTACCTCAAGAAGGGCGCCGTGGTGGTTGTTGAAGGCCGACCGACCGCCCGCGCGTATATGAACAAGGAAGGACAACCCGCGTGCTCGCTGGAATTGTTAGCCAACCGCATTGAAATGATGTCGTTCGCAAGCGACGGCGAGAAGCCAGCGGACCTTCCCGAACAGCCGAAACAGGCGCAACAGCAACCGCAAACTAATCAAGGGCTACCATTCTAATGGCAATCATTATCAGCAATCGGCACCGCGACGACCTTGTAAAGGTCCTCAATCTTGCTCTGACAATAACGTCAAACGCAACAGCAGAGCAGCGTCGGAAGATGAGCCGCCTCGCCAAAATTCTGCAAGGCAAGCCTGCGGTGTCGGTGGCTGGTATTTACAAATCACCTAAAAGCACAAAACAATGAGAACAATAAAATTTAGAGGAAGAAACGAGAAGGGCGAGTGGTTCTATGGCGGATTCGCCTATCAACATTTCGCCGACGAGTATGACAACGGGCAAACAACTCAAGGTTTTACGACCGTGGCGGCAATATTTAACGACGAACCTGGCAAGCGGGGAGGCAGTTACTGGCATACCGTAGCCGAACAGACCGTAGGCCAATTCACAGGCCTGCTTGACACAAACGGCAACGAAATCTACGAGGGGGATATAATTCAAGGAGAATACAACCATAAGCACCTAATACGCTATACCGAAGAAGATGCCCGTTTCACGGCAACTCTTGTAGAATGTGTTGGCAATAATTTAGAGGAAAGTTGGCACACTTGCGATGTTACGCGATATTGGATTAGAGATTTCCGCAAAGTTGTCATCGGCAATATACACGACAACCCAGGATTGTTGAAACCATGAGCCACAATACACTAACAATCGGACGTGTGGCGCTCAACTTCCGCTGGGTGCCCGAGATAGGCCTGGCCCTCGTGGTGGGACACAGGCGTATCATTCTGTCGGTTCTCGGCTTCAACGCAATGCTGATGTGGCTACCTAAAGGCTTGGAACTATGATAACACTACGCAGCAACCAGGTTGAGCCTATCGACAAGGCAATACGCTTCTTCCGCGCCGAGAAGGTGCAGCCGTCGCTGATTGTGCTGCCGACGGCGTGGGGCAAGTCGATTCTGACGGCCTATTGCGCCAAATACTGCGACGACAAGTTGATTGTTCTGCAGCCTTCGAAGGAGTTGTTGGAGCAGAACTTTCAAAAGTACCTCACGCTCTGCGGTGGTTTGGGCTTCGACGCGGGCATTTTTAGCGCGTCCTTTGGGCGAAAAGAGATACGGCCAATAACTTATGCAACCATAGGCTCAATCAAGCGCCTGGGTGCGGAATTTCGGCGTTTAGGCTACACCAAAATGCTGATTGACGAGGCGCACCTCTACCCGCGCGAATCGACCTCAATGCTCGGAACGTTTCTCAAAGACAGCGGCATAACCCACGTGCTGGGCATAACCGCCACGCCTCTCAAACTGCAGCAGAACAAGGCCTTTGACGGCGGCAACTACTCGAAACTCGTTATGCTGACGAGCCGAAGCAAGAAGGGTAATTTTTTCAAGGAGATAATCCACGTCGGGCAGGTGCAGGAAATGGTGCAATTGGGCTTTTGGTCGCGGCTGCGCTACGAGAGCAAGGACTTCGACGGCTCGAAACTGGTCTATAACAGCAGCAAGAGCGAGTTCACCGAGGAGAGCGTGCAGGCGGCCTACTGCGACAACGGCGGCACCGATTCCGTCATTGCGGCTATCGAGGCGCACCCAGAGCGGCGGCACATTATCGCCTACGTGCCCTCGGTGCAGGACGCTGTCAACCTGTCGCAGCGCTACCCTAACAGCGGCGTGGTGTACGGTGAGCAGCCGAAGCAGGAGCGCGACGCTACCGTGGCCGCTTTCAAGCAGGGCCGCATACGTGTAATATTCAACGTGCGGGTGCTCTCAACGGGCTTCGACTACACGGGCATAGACTGCCTTGTGTTGGGCATATCAACGGCTTCGATAGCGCTCTACTATCAGATTGTGGGGCGCGGAACTCGAATCGACCCCGCCAAAACCGACTGCCTTGTGTGCGATATGGGCGGCAACTACGAGCGTTTTGGCCGCGTTGAGGACATTGTCTATGAGCGCGGCAAGATATGGCGGATGTTCGGAACGGGCGGACGCCTTCTGTCGGGCATTCCCATTCACGAGATAGGCAAGTACACCCGCGAGGACACCCACGCCGTTGACGCAGCGCCCGTAGTGACGAAAATGCCCTTCGGCAAGTACAAGGACACCGAGATAAAGGACATTCCCGCCAATTACAGGCGCTGGATGCTCGACAACTTTCAATGGACTGACCGCAACCGACAACTGCGGCAGGCTATATTGGCAACAATGCACTAAATCATACAGTTATGCTAACAAAATACACTTTTTTCCACAGTTTCCACGACGCGCTGCAAGGCGTTGACGACGCAACCTACGGGCGCTGCGTCCGTGCCTTGTCGGAATACGCATTTACGGGCGTTGAGCCGCAACTGACGGGCGCCGACCTTATGTTCTTCACCCTTGCCCGTCCGCTCATAGAAGTGACGCTAAAACGAGCCGAAGCGGGGCGGTTGGGCGGTAGTCAAGGCGTGGGAATATCGCGCAACTCTGGCAACCAAAACGCCACCAAAACAATAGCAAATCAAAAGCAAATCAATAGCAAAACAATAGGAGATAAGGAAGAGGAGAAAGGAATAGGAGTAGGAGAAGGAAATGGAATAGGGATAGAGGAGAAAGGAAAAAAGGAAAAGGAGAACAAAGAGGGGGTGCGTCGATTCTCGCCGCCGTCCGTTGGTGAGGTGGAGGCGTATTGTTTAGAGCGCCGTAATGGAATCAGTCCCCAGGCGTTCATAGACTTCTACGCCTCGAAGGGGTGGAAGGTAGGCAGCAGCCCGATGAAGGACTGGAAGGCAGCCGTAAGAACGTGGGAGCAGAGGCGCAAGCAGGAACAGCAAGCCAACGCCACACAGAGCAGCGGCGTGAGGGTTGAGACCGACAAAATGGGCAACCGCATAGCCGTGTACCCCGACGGCTGCAAGGCTTTTTTGGGTGTCGGCGAGTATATCGACAGCAACGGCTACCGACGCTACGGCACAAGCAAGACGCCCGTACCACGCGAGGCTTCCCCACGACCTGGCGAGGGCTACACATACAGCAAGGGCGATAATTCGTGGGTAACTGGAGTATAAACCACTAAAACACAAAAGCGATGAGAACAAACGAACTTATGATTGGCGATTGGGTGCGGCTCACCGACCCTCTTTCGGACGGCGAAATGGTGCAGGTCGACTGCGTGCACCCCGACGGATTTATACAATACAACGAAGGCTTGACACAATCGGTTGAAGGATTGCCGCTCACGCTCGAATTGTTGCACAAGAACGGCGCAGACACAAACGACAACCGCGCCGAATTTTGGTGTTTAAGGCTGAATGTAAGGTGGGAAAACGGCCAAATAAAACACTTCTACGGCAATGTGTTTGGCAGGTTCGTGACAATCAAATACGTGCACGAACTGCAACACATTATGCGGATTTGCGGAATACTCAAAGAAATCGAACTATGAGCACAATAGACTGGAAAGCATTCGGAATTGAGATAGGCTCGACGCGGGGAAGCGGCAACGTGAAGGTGCTGTGCCCGCAGTGCCACGAGCAGCGGACAGACAAACACGACCGCTCGCTATCGTGCAACCTGGCAACAGGCGAGTTTCTCTGCCACTACTGCGGCTGGCACGGAATAGCCACCGTACAGACTGACGAGGAAAAGCGCGAGTGGATGGAACGGCAGGCGTGGTACAACCCGCGTCCTATACGCAAGGAGCCGAAGGTGTATAAAAAGCCCGAACCCAAACACGCAGCCGCCGTCAGCGAGAAGGCTCTCAAATGGTTCGAGGGGCGCGGAATATCAGCCGCAACGGTGGCAGCAATGAAAATCACCGAAGGGCTTGAATTTATGCCGCAGAAGGGCAAGGAGTTCAACACCGTGCAGTTCAACTACTACAAGAACGGCGAACTCGTCAACACAAAGTTCCGCACAGGCGACAAGTGCTTCAAGTTGGTGCAGGGCGCGGAGTTGCTGCCCTACAATATCGACGCAATCCGCAACACAAAGGAGTGCATAATCACCGAGGGCGAAATGGATAGCCTCTCATTCTACGAGGTAGGCCGCCACGATGTTGTTTCGGTTCCCAACGGCGCAAACGCGAATCTGACCTATTTTGACGACTACATTGAGGACTATTTCGACAACAAGGAGACAATCTACATAGCCAGCGACAGCGACACGAAGGGCGTAATGCTGCGCGATGAGTTGCTTCGCAGGTTCGGAATTGAGCGGTGCAAGATTGTGGAATACGGCGAAGGTTGCAAGGACGCAAACGAACACTTGCAGAAGTTCGGACGTGAGAGCCTTCTCGATTGTCTGAAAAATGCAAGGGAAATAAACGTTGACGGTGTTTTCACAATCAGCGACTTCGAGCAGAGCCTTGACGCACTTTGGGTTAACGGTATGCAGAAGGGAGTTACAATCGGACACCCAAATCTTGACGAGTTAATAAGTTTTGAAACCAAAAGGCTGTGCGTTGTTACTGGCATACCTGGCTGTCTTGACGAAAACACACTTGTCGAAATGGCAGACGGAACACGCAGACGAATAGCGGAATTGAACGTTGGCGACGAGGTCTTAACGATTGACAACGATTACTGCAATGTTGCCAAAAAGATAATTAACAAGTGGAATTCGGGGCAGAAGGTATGCTATAAACTGACAACCAGAGACGGTCACGAAATAACTTCAACCGACGAGCATTGGTTTCTTACGTTCGACGGTTGGAAACAACTGAAGGACATTAAAGTCGGCGAGTTTGTTGGTGTAACACGGTTCACTACGTGTCATAAAGAAATGAACCCCGATATATTGCGGCTTGCGGCATTTTGGATTGCCGACGGAAACAAACATACAGCGTCATACTCAATCAGCAATGCAACACCTGCGGTTGTGGCTGAACTGAAAGAAATATGCAAGCGAAACAACTTGACTACATCAAACAATACGGGTATTGAGTACATAGTTGGAACAGTAAGACCGTTGAAAATTGACCGCAAGCGGTATGTGTCTTCAATTTCCTATCATTTGCGAAAGACTAAAAACTACGAATACGAAGAATCGGTTAAAGCAGCCGAAACTTTGTATGAAGAAAGAATATCGCAGAAGCAGAGCCTATTCAGTCCAGTCGAAGAACTGAAGAAACTTGGCTGTTGGGGACAAACAACTCATACGCTTTCAATTCCCGACGCAATTATGCAACTCGAATCGCCATTCGTTGCTTACTTTTTGGGAAGTTTGTTTGCTTGTGACGGCAGTTTCTATAATGGCTGTATTGAATATTCAAGTGTCAGCAGGCGGCTGTGCGACGATATACAAATACTCTTGTCGAGGTTTGGTATATCAGCAACAGTTAGAGAAAAGAAAGTCAAATACAATGGCGACATTCGTATTGCGTACACAGTCAGCATATGCGCCTACAAGGACGTAGAGCAGTTTTGGCTTTGGGGTGGAGTGCTCGGAAAAAATGATAAAATCAATGAATACCTGCGAACACACCGAACGTCAAACAAGTGCGACTATGTACCCGCTTCCGCAAAGAAAATGTTGCGATATGGCGACAAGTTCTACAAGAATCGCATAGGAGTTTGCCTATCGAAAAACGACAAAACCAAAGTTAGAGTAAATCGTGATTTGATATTGGATTGTTCGAGACTTGACGGCACCTACGAAACAGTTAGAGCAAAACTTAACAACCAATGCGCTTGGCGAGAGATTAAGTCAATCGAGAAGATTGGTGAGCGCCACACTTACGACATTGAAGTTGCCGACACGCATAACTTTTTCGCCAATGGAATAGTAACACACAACAGCGGTAAATCGGAGTTTATAGACGAAATGGCCGAGCGGCTGAACATTCGCTACGGGTGGCGCTTCGCCTATTTCAGCCCCGAGAACTTCCCGCTGGCCTATCACGCCTCGAAACTGATTGAGAAATTTACGGGCAAGCGCTTTAGTCAAAAGACGCTGCCCTACAACGAATATCAGCAAGTCAAGACGCACCTCGACACGGACTTCTTTTTTATCAGCCCCGCCGACTTCAAGATTGACACCATTCTCGAGAAGGCGCAGTACCTGGTCCGCAAGAAGGGCATAAAGGCGCTTGTAATCGACCCGTACAACCGCCTCGAGAACGAAATGGGGCAGCAGAACGAGACGCACTATGTCAGCGCCCTACTCGACAAGCTGCAGAACTTCGCCGTGCGCACCGACGTGCTGGTGATACTTATGGTTCACCCCACGAAAATGCAGCCCGACAAGAACGGCAACGTGCCCGTGCCGACGCTCTACGACTGCAGCGGCTCGGCCAACTTCTACAACAAATGCGACTTCGGAATCGTGGTGCACCGCGACCGCGAGGCCGATGTGGTTGAGGTGCGCATTCAGAAGGTGAAATTCAAATGGTTGGGCAAGGTGGGCACCGCCTTCTTCAAGTACGACCTTCAGAATGGCCGCTACGCACCGCTGACCGACAAAGAGAGCTGCGCCACCTTCGACAGCACCAACCACCTGCAAAAACTCGCTGCCGACCATTTGGCGGAGATAGAGGCCGCCGCCACTTTCAACTTTGAAGATATTGAACCGACGGACGATGTGCCGTTCTAAACTTACAACTATGACAGAAGAAGAATTTAGAGACCTTGAGGACTGCGCCAACGGAAAGCCCTATATGCTGATAATACAGCACGACGACAAGGCGACAATGCGCGTCAAACCTGGGTTTAATGTGGGGCACGCTTTCGAGGCGATAATCAGCATAATGAAAACGTGGCCGACCTACAAAAACGTGTACGCGGACAACATCATCGAACTTGCTAAAACATTGGTTCTATGAGCAACGCAAGCAAATCGGCGGAAATAGGCTACAAATACGCGGGGAACAGCGCCCGCGGCCTTGAGTTCGTGCTGGCCTGCAACGAGATTGCAGACTGGAAGGACGCCCAGGTGAACGCCCGCCTTGAGGACGTGGTCCGCGAGGTTCAGCGCTGCACAGCCGAAGGACTCTACAACCGCTACATTGTTAAACGCATTAAGGAACTTTTAAACAGATAATGAAAGGAGAATAGAACTATGAAACCGCAAGAGAAAGCAAAAATTATTGCAGATTGTTGTAATGGCTGTACTTTTAGTTGTAAAGACCGACTTAATTGTCATAGAGAAGAAGTTTATGTTTCTTGTATGCAAATGCACGAATGGACGTTGAAACAAATTGCCGAACGTGCGTCGAAATGGATTGACAACAATATCAATTACAACACAGACGACGAGGTTTCCCGTACCAAAAAGGAAATATTGAGAAAATCATTATTAAAAACGATACAATTATGACACGCGAAAACGAAATACGGGAATTGTTGAAAATATCGGTACAAAAATCAAACGACAGGGATTTTGAGTTGACCGACGACGAGGTTATCAATTTACCGTTCAAGGGTTCGTATGAATACGGCTTTGTAAGTGGGGCTTTGTGGCAGAAAAAGCAACACGCAGAACAAAAGCAACAATGGGTTGATGAGGCTTGTGAGAGGTTGGAAAACTATTTTGCACCCGACGGCTCAATCGTGCCCGAAAACATAAGCCTTTTACAAGATTTAAAACAAGTAATTAAAGGGGAGTAGAACTATGACAAACGAGGAAAAAGCGCACAGAATATGCGAAACAATTACATCAATTTATGGTGTTGATATAGCGCAAGAGGCACACATATATAGTGCCGTACTTGCAGCAATGGAATGGAAAGATGAACAAATGAAAGAAGCATTGAATAACATTCTAATCGAGTGCGACGCCTGTTTTGACGTACAGACCACAACCACACTTCAAGTGATTATTAACCACCAAATCAGTATATTATGAAATGCCGAATCTACAAATGTAAGGCTCGCTGTTGCTACAACGTGCCATTCGCCAACGGCGAGTTAAAGCGCTACGCCGACAAGATTGTGAACAAGGTGTTGCTCACCGAGAACCCGCCAATGCTGCACGGCGCGGTTCTGCCGTGGACGGCTGAAAACTGGCTCAAAAACAAATGCCCGTTTCTACGCAACGACTACCTGTGCAATATCTACGAACACCGCCCTGAAATCTGCCGTTCATTCGGCGAGATTGTGGCGCTCCAATGTAAAGACCGAAAACTATGATTATTGTATTCTACCGATACGAAGATGGCCGCCTTGTTGAGAACGACGGCTGGCATACCTACGACCGCAAGTTGGTTCTTGACCGCATAAAGCGGCAGAACGAGCGGGTAACATACGGGGCGCTGATACGCGGCGGCTGGTGTGAGTTCGATGTATGGCACGAGCTCGACCTGACAAAGGCGAAGGCGTTCCGCAACCAACCGAAACAACTAACGCTGTTCTGATATGAAGAAGAAGCAACCCGCACCGCAGAACGACGTTTTCACCCGCCTGTGCCAGGCTGAACTGCATACCGAGTGCCTAAAGGAGTACCGATTCTACAAGCCCCGTATGTGGCGCTTCGACTACGCGCTGCCCGCGCATAAAATCGCTATCGAGGTGGAGGGCGGCGTGTGGACTCGCGGACGGCACACAAGGCCTGTGGGCTTCTTAAACGACATAACAAAGTACAACACCGCTGCCCTTTGCGGCTGGCGGCTGTTCCGAACAACACCCGACAAACTGATGTCGGCTTCGTTCATAGGACTGCTGAAAGCGGCTACGGGCGGCTAAAGATATTGACAGTGCGAAGTCACTATAAAACATGGTTCTTTTTAGGTGATTGGCGGCATTCCACAACTGTTGCCGCCGTCGGAAGGTCGGGACGCAATCAACCCCGACCTTCATTTTTTTTGCACCAGTTCGAGCATATTTCTGCACTATTTCGTGCAATATTTCGCAAAATCTGCACATTTTATGCAAATATTTCGTATAATTTCGCACTTTTGCGAAAGTAATTCACGAAGTTATGGTACAAAACATTCCAACAACAAAACTCGTTCTCAACACGGGGCAGATTGACGGCTTGCCGCAGAACCCGCGATTCATACGCGACGAGCGGTTCAACAAACTTGTCAAAAGTATTCAGGACGCGCCCGAAATGCTTGATTACCGAACATTGCTCGTCTATCCGTTTGGCGGCAAGTACGTTGTAGTGGCTGGCAATATGAGGCTTCGCGCCTGCAAGCAGATAGGCTACAAGGAACTGCCGTGCTACGTTCTGCCCGAAGAAACCACA